GTACAGCTTCAGTTTTAGCTGATAGCACAGCTCTTACAGCTTCTACGGCAGAACTAAACCAGCTTGACGGTATAACACTTGAAACTTCTGTTACTACAAACAGTGACACACGTATACCTACATCTAAGGCTGTAAACGATCTTGTATTGTCTGTAACAAACGCTCTTGGTGGTTTTGTAGCTATAGCAAACGAGACTAGCTTTCCTACAGCTAACCCTGACCCAAGTAACAATGCTGGTACAGTTGTATCTATATCACAGCTTGCAAGCGGTCTTGCAGTTAATAGTAGTGGTGTAGCAACTATAACAAACGGTGCTGGTACAGGTAACACTGTAACTATAACTGGATTTCCTAGCTCATTGCATAGTCAGACATTACCAGCAAGCAGCGGTTTACAGGTACAAACAACATCAACATTACACACATATACATTTCACAAACAGTTAGCTAGTGCAGCCGATATACAGGCTATTAGTGCGACAGTTAACTCATTCTCAAACAGATACAGAGTGTCAGCCTCTGCACCTACATCTTCTTTAGACGGTGGTGACTTATGGTACGACACAACTAACAGTAAACTTATGGTTTACTCTAGTCAGAACTCTGCTTGGGAAGAGTCATCTGCGATTGGTAACTTTTTTATATCTACAATATCTAGCTCATCTAGTACAGGTGGAGGCAGTGCAACAGCAAATGGAACAGCTTATAGATTTACAATTAGCAATGCACCAACTGATGCACAGCAACTTCTTGTTAGTGTCGATGGAGTCATTCAAAAACCTAACGCTGGATCGAGCCAGCCAAGCGAGGGATTCGTTCTTGTTGGCAACGACATTATCTTTGGGTCTGCCCCTGCTAACGGTGCTAGTATGTTCGTTACTGTTATCGGATCAACAGTCGGAATAGGTACACCAAGTGACAACACAGTTACATCAGCCATACTACAAAACGGATCAGTTATAAATTCTAAGATTGCAGACGATGCAGTTAACGGAAATAAGATAGCTGATAGTTCAGTAACATCTGCACATATAGTAGATGGGACTATTGTCAACGCTGACATAAACGCAAGTGCAGCAATAGCTGGTACAAAGATTTCTCCAGTATTTGGAGCTCAGACTATAACTGGTGCAGGGGGTGAGTTTACAGGCAATGTTATTGTAAATGGTACTAATGGTATAAAAATTGAAAATTCTTATCCTCGTATATTTTTAACTGATACAGATAGTAATTCTGATTATTCCATCATAAACAATAATGGTGCATATACAATTTACGATGATACTAATGGTGCAACTAGATTTAGAATACTAAATAATGGAACTGGTGTGTTTAGTGGAAACCTAGACGTTAGTTCTGGTCTTGACGTAACAGGAAACATCACAGTATCAGGAACAGTTGACGGTGTAGATATAGCTGCTCTTAACACAACAGTTGGTAACATTACTACTGACGTTGTATCTGACACATCACCACAGCTAGGCGGTGACTTAGATTTTAATGGCAACAACGCTTTACTACAAGGTGCTGGCACTAACGTAAACACAAACTGGGACAATGACGCATGGGAAAAAATAGTATTTGATGCTAGTTATAACCAAAATGCTCAAGGGCCAAATAAAATTGTTTTACACAACGATAGTGGTTGGAAAGCTGGCTTTGGTATGGCAGCAGATGAACTTGGTATGTACACAGGTGGTGATATTGTTTTATATGGAAACACTACAGATTCAACTGCATCAAGCAAAGAAACTTTAGCTAAATTTAAATCTGACGGAGCCGTAGAACTATATCACAACAACAGTAAAAAGTTTGAGACAACCAGTGCGGGAGTCACTGTTACAGGAGGTTTGAGTACTGCCGGAGCAGATATAAGTCATATTAACGGTCAACTACGTTGTCAAGCAGACACTGATGAAAGATTAAGGTTAGCTGTTCCATCAAATAATGCTGACGATTGGAGTTATATCGGTTTCTACGGAAGAGATGGAAACAGAGATGCCTTTGTGGGTACTTGGAGTGATGGAACACCAACCATTTACTCTGATGCGTCAGGTGGTCACTTTATAAAATTTCACAGTGCCAGTATTGAATTTAATAACCATGTATTACCAAATGCTAATAACTCGTTAGATTTAGGTTCATCTGGTTCTCGTTGGAGAAACGTTTACACCAATGACCTTCATTTATCTAACGAAGGTTCATCTAACGATGTTGATAATACTTGGGGTGACTGGACAATCCAAGAAGGAGAATCAGACTTGTTCTTAAAAAATAACCGTTCTGGTAAAAAGTATAAATTTAATTTAACGGAGGTATCATAATGGCTATTTATTACGGGGATGGTTCTAACTCTGGTGCTGGAAGAATAGTACAAATGGAAACCGCAGAGTTAAGAACATCTATACAAAGTACTGCACAGAATCTTGACGTTTTAGCTAAAGCTATTACACCTAAATCTACTTCTAACTATATTATTATATTTGGCATGACTGGGTGTATGAGTAATGTTCAACATTGTGGTGTACATCTTTATAGAGATAGTTCAAGACTAACAGTTGGTTCAGATGGTCAAACTGTAAACTATGTATCCGCAGCGTCCTTTGATAACAATAACTATGGTAGTAACGGTAACGCATCATATGGGGAAGTCTCTTTGATGCACATAGATCATCCTAATACAACAAGCCAAGTAACTTATAAAATAGTTTTTAATCAAGTTGGAACTGGTGGATATAGTTTGTATGTAAACAGATCACCTAGTCAATACATGGGTAGTCTAACTAGGTTAATATTAATGGAGATTGCAGTTTAATGGATGATTTTAAATTTAGTCTTGGTGATGCAGCAGCTTCTTTATTGCCTAATGCAATATACACTTTAAGAGGTACTGAATATAGTGGTTTAGAGTGGCTTGATTCTAGACCAAAACCAACTGAAGCTGCACTTAAAGCAGAGCAAAGCAAACTACAAGCAGAGTATAACAGTAAACGTTATCAAAGAAACAGAGCAGCTGAGTATCCAGACTGGGGTACACAGCTTGATTACATATATCACAACGGTATAGACAAATGGAAAACGGACATAGTCGATCCAGTTAAGAAAAAATATCCTAAACCAGAATGACATTAACTAAAATAGCCTCAACAGGTGTAGAGGATTCTCTTAGGTGGGTCTTAGGTGCTAATGGCACTAGCGACTATACGTTTACTGGCCCAGGTCTAACTGGCACGGTAAATGATCCTACTATATACCTAACTAGAGGGCAGACATACATATTTCAAAATAACTCTGGTGGACATCCGTTCTACATCAAAACTAGCATAGCTAATGGTGGAACTAACGATGCGTATAACACAGGAGTTACAAACAATGGAGGCGGTAACGGTACAGAGATAGTATTTACTGTACCTCACGACTCTCCTGACATACTGTACTATCAGTGTAGTAGTCATGCAAGTATGGCTGGTCAGTTTAATATAGCTGGCTCTGTTGCTGACGGTAGTATAAGCACAGCAAAACTTGCTGATGATGCCGTAAACAACGACAAGTTAGCTAACTCTGTTGTAGCAGCTATAGCAGCAAACACAGCCAAGACTACCAACGCTACACATACTGGTGATGTAACTGGATCTACGTCTTTGACTATAGCTAATAATGCAGTTACTAATGGTAAAATAGTTGATGGTGCAGTTACTACATCTAAAATAGCTGACTCAACTGGAATAGGAAATGGAGTAACAACAGCTAAAATTGCTGATGGTGCAATAACTTCAGCTAAAATTGCAGGTAGTGCAGTTACATTAGACAAATTACCAGCAGGTAATGGTAGTAATAATGGTAAGTTTTTACGAGCTAACAATAATGCGTCCCCTTCGTTTGAATCTATCCCTTCTGGTACAACAATAAACAACCAAGCAGACCACAGATTAATTACTTGTACTGGAACTACTGATACTTTAAATGGTGAATCTACTCTAATTTTTGACAACTCTAATAATATTTTAGTATCAGGTTCTGGTTATGCTGTTGCAAATATTGGTGGCCATATTTCTGGTAGTGGTGGTGGACAAGACCATATTAGTATCAAAGACTCTGGTGGTACTGAACGTTTAGTAGTTAAAACTCATGGTACAGACATTGGAAATATAGGTATAGGATCATCAAGTCCTGAGTCTAAGGTCGCAATAAAAGGTACATCAGGTCAAGCTGATTTATTTAGTATAAGTGATACTACAGTTCCTACCAGTGGTAGTGAATATGGTGTTGCAATGATAAAAACTAATAGTCAACACGCAGCCTTAAACATAACAAATTACAATACTTACGGAGATGGTGTTCGTATTTACAATAATGGTGGTGCTGTTGGTAGAGATGCTTTAGTATGTGCTCAGGCTAATGGTACTAGATTAGTTGTAAATGAAGATGTAACTGTTAGCACTGGAAACTTAGTTATAGGTACAGCTGGAAAAGGTATTGATTTTAGTGCTACTTCTAATTCAGGTACAAGCGAGTTGCTTGACGACTATGAAGAAGGTACTTGGACTCCATTTGTTATGTATTATTACAACGGTGCTTGGTATGCTACAACTATGACAAGTAATGGAACTAAAAGAGCAACATATACAAAAATAGGCGATATGGTTTACTTTGATTTAGATTGGCACTCTTGGGAAGTACAAAACGCTAACTACGCTCTTATAAGCGGATTACCTTATACTTGTACTGAACAAGGTGCTTTTGGTATGTGTTATACAAATTGTTTTCAAAATAATCAAAATCAGTCAGGTATGATCTCTACAAATAGCACATATATTGAATTTTATCGTGATAATAATAGCTGGAACGCAATTAAAAATAATTCAAGCAATATGTATATTTATGGTGCTGGTGTATATAAAGCATCTTAGACCGAGCTACGTCTTAAAACTAAGCCTAAACCTGTTTTAATCGGAGATTAATCCTAATGGCATTAAGCGAATCTATAGAATACGACAAGATAGAAATTGTTGGTAAATATAAAAACGTACAAGTTCGTAAGGCAACTGTTATTAAAAGAGATGGTGTTGAAATTCCTAATGCAAGATCTTATGAAAGATATGTACTACATCCAGATACAGATATAACAAAAGAACCAACAGAAGTTCAAACTGTTTGTAATGTGGTTTGGACACAAGAAGTAAAAGACGCATGGAAGGCTTACCAAGAATCAAGATCCCCAGCGTAGAAAAAATAGAAACCATATCTATACCGCTACCCACTGCTGACGTTCCTAGTTATGTACCTTTGGTAGTACCTCCTAGCGATCTTAGAGAGCCAGAGGGTACAGAACCAGAGGCTACAGAAACTACGGAACAACCAGCACCGAGCATAAATATACCAATGATTAACATAGATGTACCATTACCTACCACAGAGGTAGTTGTGGCTGCAAGCTATGCAGCGGTATCTGCCGTAGCTGTGACTACGTTTGCTCAACCGTTTTTTGACACCATAAAGAAAAAACTACAAAAGTTTATACAAGGTAAAGTTGATAAATGGAAGAAGAAAAAGTCATCAAAGGACAACCAAGAAGTTTCACAAAAAAGATAAAAGATGTTGTAGAAGATAAAGAACATCAAATAGAAATACTAGGCACTTTTGTAAGATTAGGTGTAGTAGTATGGTCTGGATTTATCATTACCATGAACTATGTAGATATACCTATGGTTAAGAAATCTGGTAACTCTGACATTACTTTTGTAGCCAGCGTTTTTACAGGAGCACTAGCTACATTTGGTCTTACTACTGGTAAGAATGGTGGAAGCAAACCTCCTGTATGTCCTATGGCAAACAAAGACAAACCAAAAACATGAGAAAATTACTTATTGCTATGCTACTGCTACCTGCAGGTGCATATGCTAATACTGTCACGCCTCAGTTTACCACAGGGTCGATGAACTCAACGACCACAACCACACAGACTATAACCGAAGTAGAACAGCGTCAAGTTTTTGGGGCCGAAGTGAAAACTTGGAACGGCTCTAACATCACATCATCAGCAAGTGCTGGTATCGCTGGAGGCGATGCAGTATTTACTGTTACTGACACTACACTACCTTGGTCACTAGAAGTCACATCAAGATCAGCTGGATTAGTAGAACAATGGGATACCACAAGAAACTATACAATAAACTCTACTACTACCTCGCTCTCTGTATTCTCACAATAACACCAGCATATGCGGAAGGAGACACCAATAACTCGTCCAACCCTGTGGCAGCAGCAACAGGAAATGTTACCAATCAGGCTGTGCAAT